AAATTGTACCTGTATCATTTATGAGAGGTAGAACATTTTTAGATTCAATGATAATAGTTGATGAAGCACAAAATGTTACACATGAACAAATGGAAATGATTACATCTCGTATTGGTTTAAGATCTAAAATGATGATATGTGGTGATGCACATCAAACAGATCTTAAAAAGAAAGCAGATTCTGGTTTTAAATTTCTTTATTCTGCCGCTAGAAAAATTAAAAATTTAGAAGCAATTACCTTAACTACTAATCATAGAAATGAAATTGTTGAAGATTTATTAGATTATTATAATGAAGCAGTTGATAAAGGTATATCTATAACAACATCAGGTTCCTATATTTATAATAACAAAAAATAATTTAATATTTATAATAAAAATTTAGTATGGCAAATATACCCATATATGATGGTAATCCTGTATACAATGATAATTTAGTCCCATTCGGATTCTATAACACAGATGCATCTTATAAAGAAGATGCTGTTAAAGTAGCTAAATTCTGTGCTCAAAGGTTAGGTTATCCATTAGTAGATGTAGAACTTCAAGCAGGATCATTTTTCACAGCATTTGAAGAAGCAATAACAACTTATGGTAATGAGTTATATGCTTATCAAACTAGGGATAATTACCTTACAATTGAAGGATCAAATAGAGAAAATAGTACTGAATTAAATAATGCTTTTATATCCCCAAGCTTTGAACCCATTATAAGATTAACAGAACAATATGGAACTGAGGCCGGAACTGGAGGTAATGTAACATATTATACAGGCTCTTTTCCCTTAACTGCAAGCAAGCAAACTTATGATTTAAAAGAATGGGCTATAAATAATGGTATTACATCAGAACATGGTATAGAGATTAAAAGAGTATTCTACCAATCATCCCCAGCTATTACTAGATATTATGACCCGTATGTAGGGACAGGATTTGGTACACAAAATATGTTTGATAGTTTTGGGTTTGGTGGTATGAGCCCTGCTATTAATTTTTTAATGATGCCCTTAAATTTTGATTTGCAAGCAATTCAAGCAATTGAAATAAATGACCAGGTTAGAAGATCAAATTATAGTTTTGAATTAAAAAATAATAATTTAACTATATTTCCTGTCCCAACAACAGGAAGTGGGGTTTTTAGATTTGAATATATTAATAGAGATGAGCGTATAGCTAATAATATCCAAAGAGGATTAAATAGCCCTACAGGTGTAGTAAATAATGTATCTAAAGCTCAATATAGTAATCCTGATTATGGTCTTATAAATTCTATAGGCCGACAATGGATATTTGAATACACATTAGCTTTATCAAAAGAAATGTTAGGGTATGTTAGAGGTAAATATAGTAATATCCCAATCCCTGATTCAAATGTAACTCTAAACCAATCAGATTTAATTACAGCAGCAACTGCTGAAAAAACATTTTTAATAGAAAAACTAAGAACATTTTTTGACGAAACTTCCAGAAAATCTTTACTTGAAAGAAGATCTCAAGAAGCAGAATTTAAACAAACGGAATTAAAACAAGTTCCGTATACAATATATATAGGATAATATGGCAATGTTTGGACGACAGAGAGATGTTAGTTTAGTAAGACGTCTAAACCGTGAATTGATGGGTAATATAATTACCCAACAAGCTGCTATCTATAAATATAAACTGGAAGAAACAATAGTTAATTTATATGGTGAAGCAGCTGGTGAAAAATTTTATGATGGTCCTTTTTTATTTAATTGTTTAATACTAAGACAACCTCAAACTTATTCTGAAGATAATTTAGGTATAGGATATCAAAGAAATATTAGATTTTCTTTTTTAAGAGATGACTTAGTAGATGCTAATGTATTACCAGAGGTAGGAGATATAGTTTTATACCAAAATGATTATTATGGGGTACAAAGTACAATATCAAATCAGTATTTTGTAGGTAAAAACCCTGATTACCCTAATAATAACTCAGACGGAACTCAAAACCCATTAAACCCAGGATTAGAGGATTTTGGAACTAATTTATCAATAATATGTGAAACCTACTATATACCTAGAGATAAAGTAGCTATCTCCCCATATAAAGAAAGATTTTAATGGCAAACTTTAAACCATATCCAAAAAAACAAAAGGAAATTAGTATTTCCCAACAAACTGCTTTTGATAAGCAAAGGGGGAATCCTAATACTTCTATTAACCCAAATAAATCTCAAACTGGGATTGAATTTAATAGATCAACAAAAATTAGTTCTAAAGGAGATACTACTAAAGAATTTTCAATTGGAATTCAAGATTTAGATGAAGCTGTATTTTATTACTTTAATAATGTAATTAAACCTTTTGTTTATCAAAATGGTGAAAGAAGAACAGTACCTGTAATATATGGTAGCCCTGAAAGGTGGAAATCTTTTCAAAGAGATGGATATTATAGAGATGCTGATGGGGCTGTTATGTTACCTATAATAGTAATTAAAAGAGATACTATTACAAAGGATAGATCAACTTATAATAAATTAGATTCTAATATGCCTAATTTATACGGAACATTTGAAAAAGGATATAACCCTAAAAATTCTTATTCTAATTTTAATTTATTAAATAATAGAAAACCAGTACAACAATTTCAAACCATTGCTGTCCCAGATTTTGTAACTATACAATATAGCTGTATTATACAGACATATTATATGGAACAACTAAATAAAGTAATTGAAGCATGTGAATATGCTTCTGATTCATATTGGGGTAACCCCGAAAGATTCAAATTTAAAGCTAGGATAGATAGTTTTACAACAGCTACAGAATTAACATCGGGTCAAGATAGGTTAGTAAAAGGAACATTTAATATAGATTTAAGGGGGTATATTATACCTAATGTAATACAAAAAGATCTAAATTCAGTTAAAAAGTATAATACCAAATCTAAAGTTACTATCACCTCAGAAACAGTATCAAATATAGATAATGTTAGTAGCCCTAAGGACTACCAAAACCCTAACTCTGATGGTAGAATTAGATAATTTTGAAAAAAAGAAATATATTTATAACTATAATAAATAAATTAATTAAAAAATGAGTCAAATCAAGTTATCAGAAAAAGAGTTACAACAACTAAAAGATTTACAAATCAAAACAAATGAATTAATATTTACTTTAGGACAAATTGAAAGTCAAAAAATAAGTATTATCCCTCAATTAGAAAAATTAAAAAAAGATAGGGAAAACTTAGGAGAAGAATTTCAAAATAAATATGGAAATGGAAATATTAATTTAGAAACTGGAGAATTTACTAAATCAGAGTAATTTTTTGATCTAGTTTTTAATATTTATAATAAAAATAATAAATAATTAACATAAAAATGGCAGAAACTTTAATATCTCCCGGTGTATTAGCAAGAGAAAATGATCAATCTCAAATAACACAACGACCATTAGAATATGGTGCTGCAATCATTGGTCCTTCTTTAAAAGGACCAGTTGAAGTACCTACTATAGTTAGTTCTTATAGTGAATATTTAGCAATATTTGGTGGATCTGTAACAAGTGGATCTCAACAATATTCTTATCTAAATCAAGTAGCAGCAAATAACTACTTTAGACAAGGAGGAAATTCATTATTAGTAACTAGAATAGTATCTGAATCAGGTGATTGGGATGGAGCTACTTCTAAAACAATTTATAATGCAGAATCTTCAGGCGAAATCAAAACAGGAGAAACAGCAACTTCATTTACCCAGGTTGGTAATATGGACATTACAGGAAGTAATGGATCTTTAGTAGTAAATGCTCCTTCAGCAACAAATGGTAGTGGTGAAGGATTTACAATTAATTTTAGGGTAGCAAATACAATAGCAGGCACAGGTAGCTTTTCTACAGCAACATTAATAGTAAATAACCCAGGTGAAAATTATGCTGATGGTGATACTATAACATTTACTTCTCAATCTTTAGGTGCTACAAAACCTGATGGTCAAGATTTAGTATTTAATATTTCTACTGCTAATTTACAAAATCAAGTTCCATTTGTATTAAAAACTATTTCTAAGGGTGTTATTATGAATAGCACTAGTTCGGAATCAAGTGGTGGAGCCTTAGAAAGTGGATCAGCAGACAATATCAGATGGGAAATTACAGCAGCTAATACTTCATCAGGAGTATTTAGTTTAGCTATTAGAAGAGGAGATGATAAAACTTCTCAAAAATCTGTTTTAGAAACTTTTAATAATATATCTTTAGACCCATTAGCTCCTAATTATGTAGAAGCTGTAATTGGAAATAGCTACTATGGAGCAATTAGTGATGATTCAGGAGATTTTTACCTACCAGAATATGGTAATTATAAAAATAGCAGTAGATATGTTTATGTATCTGCAGTAAATACTCCAACACCAAATTATTTTGATAATGATGGAAATGCTAAAACAGAATTTAAAGATAAACTTCCAACTTTAAGTTCTGGTTCTTTTGGATCAGCAACAGGAAATTTATTTGAAGGACAGGAAGCTAAATTTAATGAAAATATTTCTTCAACAAATATACAGGGTGTTAGACCAGTTGATTATACATCATCAATCAAATTATTAAATAATAAAGATGATTATCAATTTAATTTATTAGTTGCACCTGGAGTAAACCATAACGATCATGCTTCTCCTGTTAACTTATTAGTTTCAACAGCTGAAAGCCGTCAGGATGCAATAGCTGTTATAGATTTAGAACCATACGGAGCTACAGTAGGTGCTATAGTTAACCAAACAAGTGGATTTGATAGTTCATATGCAGCTGCTTATTGGCCATGGTGTCAATCAGTAGATCCAGATACTGGAAAACAAGTATGGTCACCAGCTTCAACTTTTATCCCAGGAGTATATGCTTATACTGATGCATCTTCAGATCCTTGGTTTGCACCCGCAGGTCTAACTAGAGGAGGATTAGGTCAAGTAATTAAAGCAGAAAGAAAATTAACTTCTGGAAATAGAGATAGTTTATATGAAGCAAATGTTAATCCAATTGCTACATTCCCTCAACAAGGAGTAGTAGTATTTGGACAAAAGACACTTCAGAAAAAATCAACAGCTTTAGATCGTGTAAACGTAAGAAGATTATTAATTGCCCTTAAGGGATATATTTCTCAAGTATCTAACAACTTAGTATTTGAACAAAATACAATTGCTACAAGAAATAACTTCTTAACACAAGTTAACCCATATCTAGAATCAGTACAACAAAGACAAGGTTTGTATGCGTTTAAAGTAGTAATGGATGATAGCAATAACACCCCAGATGTTATAGATAGAAATGAGTTAATAGGTCAAATTTACCTACAACCAACTAAAACAGCTGAGTTTATTATACTGGATTTCAATGTACTACCAACAGGAGCAACATTCCCAGCATAAAAATTAAAAAAATAAATATTTATAATAAAACAATAAAATAAAATGGCAGTATTAGATCCAAACGAAATATTTTTTACAGCATTTGAACCAAAACAAAAGAACAGGTTTATTATGTATATGGACGGATTTCCGTCGTACATGGTAAAAGGTGTTGGAGCTGTATCATTAACCCAAGGTAGTGTACAACTTAACCATATAAACGTACAACGTTACGTAAAAGGTAAAACAATTTGGAACACAATTCAGTTTACACTATTTGATCCAATTACCCCATCAGGTGCTCAAGCTGTAATGGAATGGGTAAGATTACACCACGAATCAGTAACAGGTAGAGACGGGTATTCTGATTTCTATAAAAAAGATTTAACATTTAACGTGTTAGGTCCTGTAGGTGATGTGGTATCTGAATGGGTTATTAAGGGAGCTATGATAACAGATGCTTCATTTGGAGATTACGGATGGGATGATGCAGATGCTGCTCAAGAATTAACATTTACTGTACAACCAGATTATTGTGTATTGAATTTTTAAAAAAAACCCAACCCTCATACTTTCAAAAATTGCTTGGCTTCGGTCAAGCTTTTTTTTATATTAATATTTATCAACGATAAAAACGTTTTAATTAAATAAAGATTATG